ATTGGCCTCTGAATCTGTACTTACAGATCCTAAAGCAGACGTTGCTGCGTCTAAAGAAATTGTTATGCTTGCGTTATGGTGTACGGTTACAGAGCCAATTGATCCTGTTGCTGCGCCAAGTGTGATAGGTACGTTTGCTTCACCATCTACATCTACATTTACAGCGCCAAGTGTACCAACAGCACCCGCTACTGAAGCAATGGCTTGTGCGTTTACACCCGCAACGGGTGCACCTGTTGTACCAACTAAAGAAGCTGGGGTTACATTGGCTTCTGCATCAACTGTTGCAGTACCTAATGCGGAAGTTGCGGCTAATCCAGTAAGAGTAACGGGTAAAGGCTCACCCCAGGTTAATTGTCCCCAAGTCCCTCGACCCCAACCGTTAATGTTGGCCATCTAGAAACTAAGCGATTCTGATAATCGCTGTGCTTGCTGCTGCGGCAGGAAATACAATTGTAAAGTCTCCTGCTGTGGATGTTTTATCTCCACCAAAATCTATAGTTGCTACAGACACATCAGAATTTGTGTCGTTATAAATCATACAACCTCTAGCTGTGACAGTGGCTGTACCGAAAGTTAGATCCGCAAAGTCTGTGAATCCTGTTGTGCCACCACTTGTTGGGTTTACATTAGTTAACGCTGCACCAGCAGCAGTGTAGTTTGTTCCTGATACCTCAGCAGTTGTAGTATACGCAGTAGTTGCAGCCCCCATTGTTGCTGAACTTGTGTACAAAGCCAGTTTAAATGAGTTGCCTCCTGAAGCTAAAAAATTATGCTTAGCTTCTAACAGTTCTTTTTTAAAGCTAGTTGTTAGTGTTGATGTAATTGCCATTATTTTAACTCCTTCAATATTATTGCTAAATCTTCGTGTCCTTGCTCTATAAGAAGGTTTCTCATGGTACAACGCTCACTGTTGATCGCTTCTTTAATATAATAAAGTATTGTATTGTAAATTGCTAGTCTGAAAGCCTCGGCTTGAAGTCGAACGTGAGGTTCTGCACTATCAGAAATGCTGCATATCCTAGCCGTGCATGTTTCTGCCCAAAATTCAGGTGAATGCCCTTTGTTTTTAGTGGTAACAACTTCTATAGCGCCCAAACTTCCTGCTGTATTTACTTCTATCATATTAATACCTTTTTGCTTCGGGTGGAGTATTAACCGTCATAATAACTTCACCATCTTCCCTGTGCTTTTCTTTCATGAGTTTACTGTATTCTTTATACCCCATGGTAAAAAACTCATCTTCGTCTATTAAAATTAATGTTGGGTCTTCAAGACGATGATACCCATACAATTTTTCTTGAATTGGAACATCGGTGTCTAAAAGTCCCGATCTAGGAGCAACGCTTACTACCATTCCATTTTCTATACACTTAGCTAACCAAAATTCTACACAGGATCTTCCCGCCTCAGCAAAATGTAAATTACCTTTATAGGTAAAATCTATACCAAATAAACTTAATTTAGCCACTTTGTTATATAAAGCAAAAGCAATAGCAAAAGGAATTGTATTATTAAAATAAGAACATTGAGTGGCTTTAACAACATCAAGTAAGGGGTACTCAACTAAGCCCGGACATCTTTCATCTAGTTGACACGTATAAATAGGCCCGGGGTGTTCTTTAACCACACTAACCATAATTCCTGTTTGGCTCCCCGCAGCATCTGAGTCTAAAAATCTAGAAGCTGGGTCCATCATAAACACTCTGTCGCAGTCTGTGATGCCCGCCATAGCATTAATACCCCAAACTTCGTCCCATTTTTTACTGTGTGATTTAGCTAAATGAAAGTCTAATTGGCTTTCGCCCATTGCAACCAAAGCAATTTCTGCTCCTTCTAACTCTTTAATTTGACTCACGTAGTGGGTATTCTAACTTGATCGTATCTGTATTGTGATTGTGTTCCAGCGCCTTCGCTAGTGTTTCTAAGCCTGTCTAAAGCATCTTGAAATCGTTGTTCATACCCGCCTATTTCAGCTGGATCCATTTTTAAAAAAGTACCTGCTTCTACTAATGCTCCATAAAGCATACAGTTAATAGCATTTTGAGATAACCATGTTGTACCACTATCTGCTCCTGCTGTTAAAGAAGTAGGCCTATAAAAATAATGCAGTTCAAACGTAAAGTTAGCATTTGGTGTAGGGGCTAAAATAAAAGAGTCACTATCAAACTCCGCGTAATATTTAGGAGCCCCGGTCTCGGTTGATACTGGTTTATAGCTTTTCATAAAACTTACTTGTTTTAATAAAAGATAATTATAAACATTGCTCGTGCTAATTGTAGCTAAGCTAAAAGGAGCTAAAAAATCATTGGGCATTGCCAGATAAGTTGTACCGGATGTTGCTGTACCAGTTACATTCTTTTTAAAATTGTCCAGCCATACATTCTTTAATATACGTTCTTCTGTTTGTAAAATAAACGTAGGCAACGTAGCCACAAAAGTAGTCTCAGAAGTATCTACATAATTCTCTATGGCTGTTTTTAATGTGCTGTACGTAAAACTCATGTCGTTGTTATTGTAACATCACCTACGGAAGCAGTCATTTCAGTCGGTGTTGTTAATACTGTACCAATAATACCTAATCCAACGTTTGTGTAAACAGTAAATGCACTTGGTACTACGCTTACATCAGGTCTAGGCTGTAAAAGAGCCTCTGCATCTGGTCTAACATGAGGGGCCTCTAATTGAGGATGTTTAACATCAAAACACTCATAACAAGCTTTAACACCATCCCATTGAGTCTGTAGTGTCTTTAAACGAAAACGTTGGCTACATATATCGCAGATTCCGAATGCGTATTTAGCTGATGCAAAAGCCATTACTAAACTATCATTCTAGGAGGAAGAAAACGAGAACTCACTGAATCTATATCTTCAGAAGCAGCTCGATCAAATTCCTCATCATAAACCTGTTTTAAAAGAGCCATTCTATCGGGTGCTCTTTTCATTGCTATGTAATAAGCTAACCCTGCTGTCATACAAGGCAAAAATCTAAAAACAGTTTCCATGTTATTAGTAAAGTCCCCGGCATCTTGCATTCTAGTTAAAGCATAATAATAAATTACATCGGTAGAATTTTCAGGAGTGGGGTATAAATACACACGCGGTGTAATGTGTCTTTCTAAAAAGAACTGGTTAGGTCTAGCTTGTGCAGTTTTATTGGGTATATATAAATAATCTGAACGACTAAGCCTTTCTAATTGATAATCTTTGCTATCGCGTTGAACCACAGCAGAGGTAATGTCTACTATATCTGTTCCTAGATCTTGGTAGTTAGTTCCTTGTGTTACAGTAAAATTATGCTTGGTTATTAACCATTGATTAAGACCACGATTAGACCACTCTGCTATCATTATGTTCAAAGACCGTCTAGCAGTCTCCAAATCATATCCTGTGCGCAGTTCTAAACCACAACGTTCGTAAGCTTCTTCTATAAGCTCATCAACACTAAGGTCAAAAGATGTAGTTTCTGATGTAGCCATTTCTAGCCGCCATACATTTTCTTAGATTTCTTTTTAACTTTACCGCCGTGCTCATAGCCCATAACTTCGCCACCGCCCATGTAACCAGATTTACTTTTAGTCCAATCTTGGCCATTGCGAATAGCTTCTCTTCTGTTTCTCATTCCTGGCATAGTTTTCTCCGATTAAGCGTGAAACGCTGTCATTGTTCCAAAAGTGCTACGTGTGTATTGGACATAAATTCCAGCTGAAAAATAAACACCATCATCTGGCATTGTTACGTCTCTGGATACAGTTGCACTAGCAACACTTCCTAATTTCATTCTACTTGTTCCTACAGGAGAAGTTGTTAGAAAATCTATAGTTCCAGCTGTTGCTGAACTTACTATAAACGTTCCTTTTAATCTCCCCGGACCTGCAAAAATAACATCCGCCGCGGAATTATTGATTCCTGCGGATACGTTACCAGCTGGGTTACCAACTGCTGAAATACCTGATATTGTTTTAAAATATGAAGACCCAGTAGCTGTGCCTGCATTAGCACCTGTTATTGACTCTGTTTGGGAATCCCCATTAACATCAGTACCTGTAACAGTGAATGATTTAGCTGCATCATTCCCAGCAGAAAGAATAGTTACTACTCTTCCAGAATCAAGAGCAACCGCACCGCCAGAAGCCAACGCGCCACCTATTACAAGTGCTGCGTTATTTCCAACTGCTGCTGCTACTGATATGCCGTCAGCATCTAAGGCCGTGGTATCGGCGGTAATAAAGACCGCTTTTACGTCTGTACGTCCTGCCATGATTAACTCCTACTTATATATTAAGTTTAATTAATGAGTAATCAGTAGTTACATCAACCAACATACACGTACCAACGATATCTAAAATGTCGCTTGTTGCGGGGGCTACAGCACCAGCAACGCCTGCTGATCTCACTACGTTATGCCCAAGCACTATAGTTCCTGCTGTCAATACTGCTGCTGGTCCATAAGTTTGGAACCAACCGTAAGCACTGGCTGCCATGTCAACAACAGGGACACCCATTGCTGCGCCCGTTTCTGCTGCTGGTGCAACTAGAACGGCAGACCAAGGGTCTGCTATTAATGAAACTTTAGATGAAGTTGCTACTGCTGTAGCTAAAGCATCATGGGTTGTTATAACAACTGAAGGATCAGATGAGTGATCGTGAGCTGGGTTAGAAGCAATTTTCATACATTGTCCTTCGCCTGCACCATCATTAACATAAAGATAACCGTCTTTATACTGGTTAGCTGTTAAGTCAGTTCCTGCTGTTTCTATTGAAATCTCATACTCACCCGCAGCAACTGCTGCTGTAGGGGCTAAGTCTTGGTGATCTGCTTTAGTTCCAACGGCTGTTTGAACAAGTTTTCCTGCTGTTAATGCAACACCGCCTGCTAAACCGTATCTAAATACTCTATCACCGTAGTACAGAACTGAACCGAAAGGGATATCATTACCTAATGGGTCTGTTATAGAAGTTGTACCACTTGTGAAAGGATTGATAATATGGTCAGGGTTAGAACCTTTCCCGAAAAGAACATCGGTAGGAGCTGCACCTAAAATACTACTTGTACCAGTAACTGAACCTAACGAGTACATACCTCCTTCTCTAGTTCCGTAGGTAGTCTCTGCACCTGTTGTGCTGTTTACTCTATAAGTGTTGTAACCGTTTTGTGAGCGGACTATTCCGCTGAATGAAGTTTTTGCCATGATTTTTTCTCCCGAAAAAATAAATCTATCATCTTGGCTTGTCTGCTAGGTCAGTAGATAGATTAAAATTAAAATACCCTAGTTCTGGGTTCGATTCTATATAAAAAAAGGGGAGAAGTAAACTCCTCCCCAAATTTTATTTACGCTCCTGGTGAACCGTAAATACCACGCCAATCGCTAAAGCCGAAGCTGTAACGTTCACGTGCCTTATAACGGACATTTCCGCTTTCAAAATCACCTTCCATACCACTGGAAACAGGGGTACGAATAAAGTGTTTAAGACCGTTCGGAACATCAGTTGTTAGGAACCAAGCATCTGAGTCAGTCAGATAATGATTAACTGAATAACCGCCTGAGACCATTCCCATGTTGCGGAGAGCGTTAATATCATTGTCTGCTGTACTTACTCTGCCTGGAGTATTTAGTAGACGATCCGCTATAAATTGCAAAGCAGGCGGAATTATTAATTTCTTAGCCTGTGCATTTATCTTAAGAGCTCTTTCATCTTTGAACGATGCAATATCTATCATTGCTTGTTCTAGTGAAGTCTCGTTAAGATCTGCTGCTGTGCTTGGTTCGTTCGCTAAATCACCAGCAGTTAAAGTGGGGTGATCAGTTGCCAATAAGGCTTTACCGTCACCACCAGCAGTTGCGCCAGCTGTGAATCCGTTATTTAAAACGTTCGCAGCTTTTACTTGCTTGGTTTGATGCATAGAACGCGCCAGTGCACGAGTATATCGTGCGGACAGCGAATCATAAAGGTTGTCTTCCATTGCTTCTTCTGTTAAAGAAAATGCGAGTGCAATAGTTTCGTGTGTATATCTTGCCGTGAATGTTTCTTGGGCATAATCGTACACTACTGCTGCGCCTTCTCCTTTAACTGGTGCTTCCCCGAATCCTGAAAGCATTACTTCTTCCTCGAAAGCCCTGTCCGAAGACTCGGTATCGAAAATTTCTGCATGCTCATCTGGATATTGGTCATACTCCAGTCCAAAAAGAGCATTTAGACCTGGAACTAACTCTTTTACAAGTTGTGCTCTGTTAATAGCCATTTATTACTCTCCTAATTAAACCGCGAAGGTATTGGTTGGGAACGTGAAGTAGGCTCTTGCATAAGCAGCTATCGAATTCGATGGTGCTAAGTTAAAACCTACGCATAACGCCACTCCAGATGAAGTTGTCGCAGTAGCACCTTCTTTCGATCTACCGTTGGTTGTAGAACCAGCTGTAGTTGAAAGAGTGTACTTGCTACCGATAAAACTTACAGCAGGAGTACCTGCAGTAAATTGAGCTTCGTAAACGATCCCTGGATCGCTATAAACTAAAGCTTCGGCATCTGCACTTCCTTGAGTAGCAGTGTCAGCAGTCCAAATTTTTGAAAAAGTTGGAGTACCGTCGGATGCTGTGTAATACACGCCGTAAAAAACACCTATGGGAGTACTAGTCGCCGTGCCTTGAATGACATAACCACTGGACAACGTCACTACATCACCTGAAAAGATGGATGCATCAGTTGCGCTTGCGATTCTCATACGAGCAGGACGAATAACACCACCATACATGTGATATGCTGGCGTAAACCCGTTTGGGGCATCTGTATTAGCCATAATATACCTCTATATATTTATATTGTTGTTATTAATCATCGGATTTATTCCGACTACCAAATTGAACCTTAGATGACCTTTGAATGTCTCCATCCTTTAACGGCATCTTCGGATCGCTTTCTCGCAAATAATTATGGTCGACACCGTCTAATTGATCTTTCGCTTGCGTATTAAAGTAAGCGTTTCTCTCATTTACAGTTTCGACAGGAACTTTTGCGAGTATTAAACCACCAACTCCTATAACACCAACATTAGACCCATCCTGTACAGTAGGAGCTTCGAAATCTGGGAAATCTTCAGCTCTAACGGGTTCATAACCTTCTCGAATACGTTTAGACATATTCGATTTGTCATCATAACCTCGTACGGATTCACGGATCCACCTGAACTTATATCCAGGAGGTGCTTGGGGAGCGTCTAACATAGACGGGGGAGCCCATGGCTTTCTGCGAGTTTGAGTGTCTCGGGTCTCTGCAGATCGGGAGTTACGTTCTGTTTTTATTTCATCTGTCATATTATACTCCTATTGCTCAATATGTTTTGCGTACTCTTCAAGAGGCACATTCAGTCTTTTAGCTATTGCTACCTGACTTGGTGTGAGTTTTACTTTGCGTGCATTCTTTTTACCTGTAGCCCCGCGGCTGGAGGCAGCAACCTGCTGCACTGGTGCAGACTGCTCTTCTGAAAACTTATTAGGAAAATATTCTTTCATCTTTCCATCGACTTTAGAATAATATCCGTCCGAGGAAGGATCAATTCCTTCTTCAACTAATTCTTTATGTATGCCAAATGCTGCGTAAGTCATCGCTTGATCACTCCCAAACCACTCGTTTTTATCAGCCCATTGTTGGGCTTTAGGGTCAGGTTGTGGGGGTTGTTGGCGACTTGGTGCAGCAGGCACATTAACTTGTTGCCCAGCTGATTGTGCTCTAACTTTCTGTTGCGCAGACAAACGTCTGAGGTTCTCAGACTCAGCGGCACTCCTTGAAAGTTGTTCTGTTGCTGTAGCAATCGCATCTCCATCTCCCTGTTCATTAGCATCTTTTAAATGTATCTTAGCTCTTTCTAGGTCAGATTGTATACGATTATCGTATTCTTTGAAAAGAGAAGAGTCGGAACTTTTTAATTTATCCCGTAAACTGCTGTTATCCGTATGAATACTTTGGGCATAAGTAACAGCTTCATCTCGCTGTCTTTCCGCCTCTCTCATCTTGTAAGTTAGTTTATCAATACGTTTTTGAACGCCATCACTGATTATATCTAACTCGTCTTTAGGAGCTTTGTTTAAAGTTTCAACGACCGATTTATCGGGCAGTGAATCGTCAACATCGGCTTCTCTTGGGTCAACTTCTCCTTCGGGAAGTTCTAGTTCTATTTCTAAATTTTCTGCTTCTTCTTGCATGGTCTTCTCCACGTTTATGATAATATATCCTCTGGATTGTTAATAGTTGCTAAAATCTCGTCATCGTTTAACAGTCGCATATCGCCACCATCAATCATGAAACGAGCGCCAGCATATCTACCAAATATAACCCAGTCCCCTTTTTTACACCAAGGTCCATCAGGAAACTT